TTATTTAGTAGTAATCAAGCCATCAGGCTCAACTGTGAACTCTGGCTTGTCTGCCATAGATCCATCTGGTTTTAGATAGTACCAGCCATTGCCATATTTGACAAATTGATCGGATTTCATATCCCCATCTTTTTCATCAAGATAGTACCAAGTTTCACGGTACTTCACCCAACCTTTAGCCATACGGCCATCTGACTTGAAGTAGTACCAACGATTATTGATATACATCCAGCCTGTAACCATTGCGCCGCGCTTATCAAGATAGAACCAGTCTTTACCATCGTTAAACCATCGATTAATTAGGCAATAGCCACGTTCATTAAAGTAGAACCATTCATTGTTGACTTTTTTCCAACGGTCTGTCGGATAAGAACCATCCGACTCCTCCCACCACCAGCCGGTTTCATTACGTTTCCAGCCAGATTCAGACAGACCGCCTTCAATATCTTTCTTGAATTGCTCACGGCTGATGCCCCATTTTGCAAGATAAGGATAAGGGTCAACGTGATCTGAGTGGTTGTTTGGCTGGTTATTCGTGCAATACTCGTGCGTTTTAATCCCAGCTAAACTCCCTGTATCAAGTGTTTTCGGCAGACCAGCTTCGTCTGCAAGATTTCGCAAAAGTTCAATATAGAGCTTGTAATCACGCATAAACTCTTCTTTTGTACTATGGCTTTCAATCAATTCGACTGCTGCGTAACTCTCAGCGTTCCAACCGCCCCCAACATCCCAACTTCCATTATTTACAGGACCGACCTGCATGACACGTCCATTCCCTACAACGTGAGAAAAGAATCCAAGTTCAGGGTCTTTACGATAATGGTAGTCCGCTTCATTTTGTGCGGTTGAGTTGCGATTTCCTGTTGAGTGCGCATGGACTTGTCGATAAGGTTGTACACCGACCTGAGGCAATCCACTTCTTAGTCTGCTTTTATCAATATCCATGATTATTCCCCTTTCCACGCATTGTTCATCTGCTTAACCGCTGACTCGACGAATGTGTCGAGGTCACGGTCGGTCATGCTGATGTTGTATTTACTAAGCTCTGCACGAATTTTAGTGCGTGCTTGTTCTAGCTTCTCTTCGCCCTTATAACCAGTCTCAGAAGCGACCTGCTCCACGGCATTTACTGCGTTCTTAGCCAAGATTTCGACAATCTTGACAGCCTTTTCACCACCCTCTTTGATGAGGTAGTCCTTGACTGCTTTGACTGCAATGCCAATCAAAATGACTAGGATGCTGATTGCTCCGTTGAGTAAAATTTCGTTAATCTGTTGCATTTATATTTTCCTCCACAATTTCCAATGCTAGAAATTTTTCATACAGTACCTTGATGGCTCCATTTCCACCAAGCTCGATATAACTTTCATAAAGACGAGACAATTCCTCAATCTCATGCTGATTGGTATTGCCTCGTCTAATTGCTTTTTTTAGGTTTTCTTGCAATCGAAAACGCTGTAATCTTTGAAGACCTTTTCCAATAATGCTCAATCCTTTGCTATTATCTTTGCCGATAGTCTCAACATTCGAGACTGTCTTTTCAATAGCACTAATTTTGTCAGATAAGAGACTGATTTGTTTGTCAGTCTCTTTTGTATTCTGTGTGCTTTTAAAGGAGAAATAGCTAGGAATAATCACGATTAGAATCGGACTCAACTTATCCAAAAATGCTAGTAATTCCAATCAGACCACTTCCAATCTACTGTGCAGGAACTCGAGTAGTTTCAAGATTACTTTCGTTTTTTTGGCCTTCCCACTTCCAGATTGCAAGAAGACCATTTTGAGATGGTCCTCCTTCAAGCTGCTTGAGAGATTCGCCTTTGTAAGTGAAAACCTGATTTGTCTGAATCAAGACACGCTTGCCCTCGCCGTTTAATTCGACATGTTCAGGATTTTCAATCACAAACATGTCACCTGGTTGATAGGCTTTGCCTTCCTCAGCAACTGGGAAGAGTTCGACAAGTTCCTTGTAGGTTGTTCCGTAGGCGATTTTCTCACCCATAATGGAATCTTGAGCCATGACACGTACTACTTTGTCAATTTTATTTGCAAGCGCAGATAGTCGATCCTGTTCGCTCTTGTTTTGAACAATCTGTTGCTCAGCTTGTTCAAGCTGTGCCTGTGTTTTGACAATTGCTGCTCCTGGATCCAATTCAGATTTCACAATATCCAATACTGCCTGAATAAGCACGTCTTCTTGGTCTTGTGTACGGTCACCAGCCAATTCCCTCTGGTTAGTGCTATAACGATTCCCGTCTTGCAAACGGATTTCTACAACGGTTGTAACTTTGTCTCCAAAACCACGAGTATATGGTTTGGTCGCTAGTTCGTAATTACTTACTGCCATGTCTAGTCTCCTTCAGCTGGTTTAGTTTCTTCCTCAAGCAGAGCTTCCAGCTCATCTACTCGTGCTTGAAGTCTTTGATTTTCAGCCAATTGTTCTTCCAGCTGAATACTCAAGAGATTATTTGCAATCATTGTACCGTTTGATGTATCGGATAAGTCGTTGATTGTCATCCGAAGTGCGCGGTTAAGCTGTTCTTCGTTCATTTTCTAAGTTCTCCAATCTTTGTGTAAGTTTTCTGTTTTCAAGAGCAAGCTCCTGAATTGCTTTAAGTGCGATATTGGTTAATCTGAGATTATCCAGATTCAACGTGTCTCCGTTCTCATAGACGAGCGTAGGATCTACTGCTTGAACCTCTTGGGCAATCAAACCAATCTTTGTGTGTGCTTGTTGCGGCCTATCCTCTTGTTTTTTCCAATCATATTCCTTAAATTGAAATCGATGGATACAATCAAGAGCCTTGTGATTACAGTCAACGATGTTTTCTTTCAGACGTCTGTCTGAGAAGTGCTGGTTGACAACTGACCACAGACTGTATGCTGTACCATTATAGCTATAGTAGATGTCATTTCCAGAACCGCCAAATTCAAGAGACACATTGCTTGAATTCCAAAGTCCCAACGTAGCTGTAAGCTTATTATTTACGCTGCTTTTTCCAGTTCGGAGCCAGCCGATGCCTTTGGCATTGATGTAACCCTCTACTGTTAATAGAAAGTCGTCACTTTTTGAAACAGTGTTCCCGACCGTAATATCAGGATCTTTGTAGATGAACAGCCCGTAAGGAACATTTTCTCCACGCCCATAAGAGCCGATAAATTGGACGCCTAGACCGTCTTTAGAATTAGTAGTCCGAGGCACATTAATCTGTAAACCGCCGTTTACTGTTTCAAAAGATCCATAAGTTCCCAGCTGGATTTTGGTGCGACCTGTCAAAGTACTACCTGAAATACTAGACCCTGTAATAATTCCGCCTGAGATACTAGACCCTGTAATGGTTCCACCAAGGATTTTTCCACCAGTTAAAACACCGGTTTTAATTTGGCTTGCATCAATCGCAACACTCTGCACACGGTTAATGAAGGCTTGCTTAGCAAACAGTTGACTCAAGTAAGCTTCATTTGCGACTAGTTTGTTGAAGAAAGCCTGGTCAACCTTCAATTTTTCAGCTGTGACTGCTTCAGCATCCAAAACTACAGTAGTCACTGAACCAGCTTCAAAATTGCCTGTCTTCAGCTTATCAACCATCGCAGACTTAATGACAGCTCTTTCAATCAAGGTCTCGCCAGTAATGTGAGTCAACTTTCCAGAAAGGCGATTGTGCCCATTGGCTCCAAGATTGAGACCTGAAATCAAATCACCTGCACTGTTGATATTCTGAACAGCCCACGAACCAGCCAGTTGACTTTGAACCGAGCGAATCGCTTCGTCGGTATCTTCAATAGCAGGACGAGCACTTGTTGCAAGGCTTCCTTCCTCTAATTGAGGAGCTAAAACATCGATATAGCCTCCTTTTGCGCCGTTTACTAAGTAAACGTAGCCGATTGATAATTTTCCAGCTTTTTTTCGCTCGCTGGAAAATGTCAAATATGTCCATTTATCATCTTTCAAGATAAATTCTGGACTTATACCTGTTGCATCGTCAGGCGCCCAATAGTTTTGTAACCTCACTCTTTGCCCGACTGAACCTTTTACCCAAACAGACATGGTATAGGTTCCTGGCATAATTTCAAACCCGTCCTGAGCAATGCCAATTTGACCTTTTGGATCACTGGAAAGTATACGTACTGCTTTATTAAAACCAGGTACAGGACTATCCAAAACATCAATCGTCCGAATGCTTCCAGAACCTGAGCCTCGAAATGTCCCAGAATCCCATGAGCCTGAAGCTACACGCATCTCTTTGATCCCTCGGATATAATTTCGTCCACCTTTCGCAGCTTTCGCCACCTCAACCTGAAACAACTGGTTAGTCAAGGCCATTCGAGCGATATTGTCTGCGATGCTATTATTAGTATTTCCTAAAATTCGCTCATAGAGCTGGCTTGTCTCTCTGACTCTCTGGAAGTCTGTCTGATTAGCCTTTCCAGCAATCTGAGAAGTGATGTCTGCAAATCGGCCATCTACTGCATTTTTGTAGGTCGCTATCTGAGTGGCGATCAAGCCATTTTTGGGGTTGGTAATAGCTTCAAACCTACGCTCAAGACCTCTCACATCTTCCTGATAGCTTGCCTTTCCGACGAAATCACGACTCACAAGCTCACGGACTGCTGTCGCTTGCTTTGCGCTCTCCTCACGAGTGTAGCGCTGCAATGCTTCCTTTCTCTGACCGTCTCTATTAACATATTCCTGAATAGCTGATAAGTCAGTTCGCAAGCCTTGAGCCGTTTGCTCGAAAGTGGCCTTTGCTTCGGTGATAAGACCATCAGTGTCTTCAAACGCTGGACTCCAGTCAGTAGCAACATTCCCTTTCTCAATCTTCACATCCCATACGCTTTTAACGGCTTCTTTGTGATAAGTATTAACGCGTAGATGGTAGATACCTGTCGGCTTATTCCAAATGATTTTCGTTCCTGTTGTGCCTGTATTAAGGTCCGATACAATTTGATAATTTCTGATATTTTTGTCCATTATCCAAAGGACTACGTTATCAGATTCCTTAACTCCATCGTGATGGGCCGTAAAGTTTCCGTCCGTCTTAGCAGAAATAATGTATTCCTGACCTTGTTCCATGTAAATAGACGTATTTCCTACGTACAGAATATTATTATCAAAATTAGCTGGTTTCCTGTCTGGCATAAAAGGCCCTTTCGAGCCTTTCAACAAGTTCGCTCCGCCGACCCTCATCTTAGCGAAAGTCTGAGTCAGCCCATCGATACCCTGAGCAACTTCTGATTTCGTCGCAAATCCGTTCATCTGGCCAGTCATGCGACTAAGGACTTCAGTGGTCGTCCGACGATATTCTGAAGCTTGATTGACCTCACTTGCGACCGTCCGTTTCAGAGCATCCAAATCGCCTGACAAAGCCGTTTGAGCGCTCGTAGCCTGTCTCTTAAATTCTTCAAGTTTGGCAACAGAATCCAACCCAATCCTCTTGGCTTCCTGAGCGAGCAGACTACTGGCACCAGCATTTCGCAAGGCTTCTTCAGCCCTACGTTTGGCTTCTTGTAATGGGCCGTTGTCAAAGCTGTTGAAACGCTGATTGATAGTGTCAGATAGTTCTCGCTTGACTTCTTCAGCTCTGGCTTTGGCAGCGTTGAGACCGTCTGTGAATTGATTGACCAACTCTTCTTTTTGCCGGTCAAAAGTAAGATCAGCATTCTTGAGTTCTCTGGCTAACTGTCTTTCAAAATCGTCTTGAAGTTGTTGCGCCTCCCCCTTGACGGCATCACTCACTGCGTTACCAATTGCATTTGCAAGACCAGACTGGAACTGACCGAATCCGATAGATTTCAGCTTCTTGGCCATCGGTGAGTAAGTGTACTTAGTAATCTTCTTGCGCACGTCAAGATTGTATACCTCGTGAAATAGACTCACGACATCGAACATCTGAACAGGCACATCACTCTGACCGACAACATCAATCTCAAGGCTATCTTCCATCATGTCACAGAGCGAGGTCCTATAATACTGCTCACCATACTTACGAAGACTTGCTTCATCCTTCACATCCTGGTCATTAACCTCAATCACATCTTCGTAGATTTGACTGTACTTGTTAATAAGTGGACTATCGATCGTAACAGTGAACGTGCGATCAGGCGCTTTCTCTCCCTCACCTTTTACTGTCGCGATGAAAGTAATCCGAGTCTTTAAAGACTTGGTAGAGGTTTTGTGCTGATAGCTAGACAGGTTTTTCTTATACATAAAAAGCGATTCATTCTCTGAACCGCCATTTTTTAATAAACGAACCTGGTAGCCATGCCGTACAAGATCGCCACCCCACTGGCCAATGATTGAATGCTTATCTTTCGCAAATGCTTCCATGGCATTCTTAGATCCAATATTGAAGGTATGTCTATCTTCAATATCAGAAAAGAATGAGAATGGATTGTCACGAGTGATGCTTCCAGCGAAGCGACTCAAGGCAGTCGAACCAGTCTGTCTATCCAAGGAAATTGGATTGACCACATAGTTATTCAAGAGGGTGAATACTTGGTTGGCATAAACTTGAATATATCCATGCTTCTTCTCAACCTCGAAAATGACAAAATCCTGTTCACCGTGAAGGTCATCAGCCGTTAGGAATGTCTCCTCCTTCAACTGCTCCCACAACGAATCCGATGTCGGAAAACGGAAGGTCAATTGATAGGTGCTATTACCCTCTTGAACGATTTCATCAGCATAGGCAGCGTTCAGAGGCATATTCCCATTTGTTAAATAAATCAAATCTTATACCTCCAATTCGGTCGAATAGTAATCTTACGAACATTTCCAGTGAACGAAACACCAACCTTACCAGTCGGAATCTCCAAGAACCCTCCACGTTTCCTGAGAGTGTTCTGAACCGCACCAGTAGCGTTGTAGATATTCTGCTTCCCTTGCCTACAGTCAATCGTAGCCTTGGTCTTTATCGCTAGATACATAGTCTTTCGGCCGATCGTAAGAGAGACATCTCCGTCCCCCTCAATCTCAATGATTGGTTCGGAATAAATCGTCCCAAGATTATTGATTGTACCAGATGCCGTAAGAACCACAGGATCTACAGTTTTTTGATAACGGAATGGTTGCATAATTAGCTTAACATCTATCTTCCAGGCATGCATTCCGTTACGATTGTAGGTTGCTCCTGAAAAATCTGCATATAAATATGATCCCAGTTGATAACTGAATTCTATTACATTTTCTTTTGGCTGGAATTTATCTAGAATTGTTGAAATATCTACAAGTTTTGGTACATAAAAGGATATCGTTCGTTCGTAGCTTTCATAAGAGCCATCTAGCACTCGATAGCTTCCGTTCAAGCCATATACATCTACTGATTCTGCATGAGGTTTTGCGGCCTCTATTTCTCCAAAATCCGTCACAACGCAGTGAGGGATAGTAGATGTATTAAAACCATTAATAATCATGTAAAACATTAAATTCCCTCCCTTGCATAGATGGCCCCATGTTGTTCATAGGTTTTGCGTGAGATAATATCATTGTCTAGGTAGACATCTGACGATTTTTCAAGGATAGCAGTAAGAATCTTTTCCATACTTGTTCTCAGAATCCTCATCTCAGACACAACTTTACCCATATCTTGACCATTATTTGTGTATTGGTGTTGAACAACAATATTCTGTTGTGCTTGTTCCATTTCTCTAAGAAATTTAGCATCACTTGGAATACCAATACCTGAAGCGTACTTAGGAACACCCATTTCATGCATCAGACGTCTGGTCTTATCTGCTCGTAACACCTTGGATCCTCTAGGAAGTGGAAGAAGAACATTTCTTCCTTCAGGAATGAAACTTCTACCGTCTGGAAGAGTAACAAGCTCTCTATAATTACTATTTCTTTGGTCATTAACTACAGCAAGTCCACCTGAGTGATAGTTCGTACCGTTAGCATGTTGACTTGCAAAAATAGTAGTAAAGAAATTACCTGTTACACTATCAATCCAACTTCTAATCCCTGCAAGCACTCCAGAAGCATTGTCTTGAGCGTTAATAGTAACCGTTCTATCTTGAATGCCATTCACACCGCTTTGGACTTCATTTACAGTTCCTTGCGTACTATTTTGAGCTAAGATATCTACTGGATTATATTGTTTAATAGCATTGATTGCACTACTTGTCTCATTTCGTACACCACCTGTTTGGTCGGTAGCGAACAGATCAATAGGAGCTTCTTGTCTTGGAGAGTTCACGCTAATGATTGCACTTCCGACCGCAGCACCTGTATTATCTACTGCATCCAATGATTTTGTATCAGCGCTTGTCATGTTCCATGACAAAATTTTATCAATTGATAATTGACTATTGTTTAAAACACTTGTTGGATCAGCCTTCAAGTCTTTGGTGAACGGAACTGTTGCATTCCAAGTAGTTAATGTGTCGGTCGAACGAGCAACAGCGTTTCTGAAATTCTCATCTGTCGCTAATAACTCTTTTTGTTTTGGTGTGAGTGCATCATAATTGTAAAGCGCTTTGGAAGCTTCTTCTGCTTTGTTCATGACATCTGCATTTTTCAAAAGGAGTTCCTTGACTTCCGCAGGCATACTGTTCCAAATTTTCAACTGAGATTCACTATCAAAGATAGCTTGTAGCCCAGCTTGATTTTGAACAATTAGTTGTTTCTCTTCAAGTGTCATAGTTGACCACTTACCTGACTCCACAAGAGCTTCTGCGATTGTCACACGAGCGTTAGAATTGATATCTGCATTTTTAGCAATAAACTTAAATTGTTCCCATCCTTCAGCAGATTTGGTAGCTTCTCCGATAACTTCCTTAACATTTGATTTAACTTCAAAATTACCATTTTCATTGATATTCCCAACTAGTAATGACCAAGCATCATTTGCTTCTCTTGTTTCCTTGCTCATATCACTAGTGTATTTGGCGAGGATGCTGTGGGAGTCCCCCATTTTTCGAGAAGCTTCTGCTGCCTTCTGGCCAATCACTTCATAGGATAGCCCATATTCTTCTAGAACTTTCTTGGCTTCTTCCCAATAGTTCCAGCTTTGACCAGTTCGAGCTTTTACTTTTGCGTCAAGATTCTGCATAACTTGATAATACTTAACCCCAAGAGCTTCCATCGTTTGAGTATGATTAGCTTCTAGAGTTTGCATTTTCTTGTTATAAGTTTCCTGATCAATAGCCTTTCCGGCCAACAACTCTTTTAGCTCACTCTTTGAATTTTCATAGAGTCTCTTTTCCTCATCAAGAGCCTTTTTAAGAACATCTTTTGTATGATTTAACTGAGTTTCATTCAGATTTCTGACTTCGCCATTCAAAGCTTGTAAAGCTGCCTTTTGTTGCTCTGCCGACAAGTCCATCATCGAGAGTTTAGCTTTAATCATCTCGTTCTGATTATTCAAGATGATTTCTTTCTCCTCTTGGGAGAACTTGCTCGCATCTCCATTATGACGTTGATAAATGTCATTGATTTGATTCATCATAGCCTCAGTATTAGATACAACCTGAGCATTTTTTTCTTGAGCTCTAGCAATATCTTCTTCACTAAGGCCCCATTTAGAACCAAGTTCAGCCATACGTTTATTTACTTTATCTGCACCATCTACGATTTCATCGTAAAGTTTTTTGAAAGCACCAGAAACTTTCTCGGCATCTCCTGCGTGTGTTCCGAAATTTGCGACTGCCGTGCTTGTTTCATCAACTGTCTTTTGGAAGTTTCTCAACTCTCCTCTTGCAGTATCACTTAGTTGTGAACCAAACTCCTCAGTCTTGATTCTTGCTTTATCTTTCTCATTTCCGAGATAGACAAGACCTGCAGTTGCTAATGCGAGACTACCAACTATCAATCCCAAAGGATTTGCCAGCAAACTCATAGATGTTCCTAGCAACCCTGTTGATGAGGAAGCTGAGGCAGTGGCAGTTCCAAATGATGCCATCCCAGTACTTGCCAATTGAAAAGCAGATGTTAAATTTCCAGTTGTTCTAAAAGCTTGGAAAGTTTTAAGCATCAAAGATAAACCACTTACTGTTTTACCGGTTCCCTTTGTCAGCCATCCAAGAGCTTTTGTAAAATTCCCTATGATTCCTAGACCTTTCCCTAGAATTGTTAGGGCCGGTCCAGCTCCTGCTGCCAATGCCCCCCATTTTAGGATATTTCTTTGCTGTTCTTCAGACATTGAGCTAAACTGTTTCGCCATTTTAGCTAATGTCTCAATCCAAGGTTTTCCTGCTTTAAGACCTTCACGGAGAGCCTTTAGGAGTGGCCCTCCAAACTCAATAGCTAAGTCTGTTACTTGGTTCTTGAACATCTTCAATTGTGATTCTGTGGTCTCGTATCGTTTATTGGCTTCATTAGTCAGAGCAGTATTCTCTTTCCAAGCCTTATTCGAACGATCCACAGCCTGTCCCATCTTATCTGAAGCTAGAGCCAAAGATTTTAGCATATTACTTTGTCGGACACCTGTCATCCCAAGCTGCATCAAAATAGCGTTCATGTTCACGCCTTTATCTTGTGCTTCTTGAAGTCCCTTAATAAAGGATTGCAAGGCAACAACAGGTTTCTCTTTCCAAGCCTGTTGGAATTCCTCTGATGTCATTCCTGCAGTCTTAGCAATAAGATTTAAGTCATCTGCTGCTCCCTTTCCTGTCAAGGAAACGGCATTACCAATCGCGGTCAGTGTCTGAGTCATGGCAGTACCACCTGCCTCAGCCTCAATACCAACCGAACTCATAGCCGTAGCAAGACCTAAGATATCTGCCGTGCTTAATCCAGCAAGCTTACCGCCCGCTGCCAAACGATTAGTCATCTCAACAATGTCTTTTTCAGTCGTCGCGAAATTGTTACCAAGGTCAACAACGGCTGCACCAAATCGAGAGTATTCGTCTGACGTCAATCCCATGATGTTCGCAATCTTGGCAATGGCTGTTGCTGCTTCTTCGGCGCTCAAGTTTGTTGACTCTCCCATATCAATCATGGTTCGAGAGAATGAGAGAATATCTTCTGTCTTGATACCTAACTGACCAGCTACCTCAGCTACGTTGGCAATTTCTACTGCACTGGCTGGTAATTCTTTAGCCATCTGACGAATGCCATCTGATAACTTCTGGTAAGATACTGTAGCCGTTTCATCTACTGTCTTTTTAACTCCTGCGAATGCTGATTCATAATCAATTGCCGCCTTTGTAATTAAGCCGACACTAGCAACTAAAGGTGCGGTTAACCCTGTTGTTAACTTGCCTCCAAAACTTGAAATATTGTCACCAAAAGTTTTGATTTTATCTCCGCCTTTAATCAGACTATCTCCGAGTTTGTTAATACGATTCGCAAAGCTATTTTCTTTCCCAACTGCAATCAGAGCTTGCTGCACTTTATGAAGTTGACCTTCCATAGCTGCCAACTTGGCATTTTCGCGTTCAATCTCAGCAGCGGCCTTATCAAATTTAGCCGTACCAGGTTCGAGAGTATCAAAGCTTTTCTTCATCTGATCCAAGACTTTTCTTTGCGCTTCAATCGCTTGACCAAGTGTCTTGTACTTAGCTTGAAGTAAGTCTGTGTTTTTACCGTTATTTTTAAGAGAACTATCTAGTGCCTTTACGTTACTTTGAAAGTATTTAACAGCATTCTTAGCACCATTTAGAGTAGGATTGAACTTCGACACGTCCAGCCCTAGCTCGATATACATTTGACCTAACGGCGTTCCACCTGCCATTCGAATCCTCCTTTTTAAATTGTTTCTAGAAAGTCAGCTAGATCAATGACTTCTTCGGTTTTAGCAGATTCAGTTTCGCCAAGAACGCCCATTAGATCCTCCCAACTAGTATCCATTACATCCCGAATACTCATGCTGTACGGCCCTTCAGTCGCTTGCTTAATAAATTTATAAAATCTTTTTAATGCTTCGCTTGGCTTTATTTTTTCTCCTTTGGGTCAACATCACCTACCAAATGAGAATAGATGTCAGTGAATACTGCGAAAATATCAGCCATGTCTGTGTATTTCAACAATTCTTCCACTTCCAAGTCTTCAAACAATGAGGCGATGAATTCTAATTGCTTGTCTAATTTTTCAACTTCAGACAAGTCAGAAGATAGTGCTTCATTGAGAATCAGGTAGTCACGATAATCCTTAGTAGTAATTTCCTTACTGGTCTTTTGAACGTCCTGACCCTTTTCGTTTTTAATTAAAAATTTAACCTTTGCCATATACTTTCCTTTCTAGAAAAAAGATAAAAAGAGAGCTTGCGCCCTCTTCCTACCCTGCAGCAACCATTTTAAGCTGACCTTTGAATTTTTTGAGTTTGGCTTCATCCTTACCGATGTATTTAACATAGTAAAGACCTTCTGTTTCAGCATCATCACTCGCGATTGCAGCAAAACTCAAGCTATCATCTGGAAGTTCTTCTTGCTTGTCTTTAAGTGTTTCAAGCTCTTCAGAATCCATTGAGAACTGCCCCTTAAAGAATCCGACTTGTGCCTGGGTTCCATTTGCAGTCTTAGATTCAAGCATGACTGAGCAGAATGGCGCAGTAGTGTCAGCGCCGATACCAATGATTTCATCTTTCACTTGGTGTCCAAGGATCTTGGCCAATACCGTTGAAGGGATATCAACCGCAGTCATTTCCATCTTCACATCGCCCACACCACGGTTTGATACATGGTAAGCAACGTCACTACCGTATGTTTTTACCGGATCACTTGCAAGACCTGAAATCTTAGCAGTACGAGTCGCACCTTCACCAGTTTTACCTTCAATCACGAAAAGGTTTTGTCCAAGTGTCGGAGTAGCATTCCCATCCAACACACGAATTGTCATGCGTTTAAAACCAACTAATGCCATTTATAGCACCTCTTTCTTTTTTAGTATTCTTCATATAGAGCACTCCGACCTTTGTAGGTTCGGGCATCTACATAGCGTTTAATTTCTGGAATCCATTCATCCAAACCACCAGTAGTTTGACAGAATCCCTGTTCTTCCATAATCTTTTCAATTTTTCTTTGGAGTTCTTTGCACTCCACACGATTTTTTGACTCTACATTGATTTGATAGAGAAAAACCTTTGCTAAACTTGTATCACTGCCACTTACTGCTTGCATTGGTGAACCAACAGGTTTAATGACAATACTTGTCTTGTCATTTGATAAAGTTTCAGGGCGTTCAAATGACTTGATACTAATACTAGCTAAAGTCTTATCTTCTTTCAAAGCATTATAGAGTTCGGTTAGTTTATCTTTAATCATCTAAATCCCTCAATCTTTAAGTAGTTAGCAATACGATATTTATATTTCTGAGCATTTGATTCTGAAAATCGTCTAATAACACCGAAACCTCTTGGATGTGGATTCTTACCATATCCAAACTCATTCAAGTGAACTAAGCGCCACCGTGAACCTTCACCAAATCCAATCTTAATGACTGGAACACCGACAGGAAGACCGGTCACACGTCCAGCAGTCGCACTTTCAATGGTTTCTCCTGTGTCTTTAAAGACTTCTAAAGCACCTTTAAATTCTTCCAGAGTCTCATTTGCAGTTGCCTTTAATGCTCGACTAGTTGCACGCTTAACCTTTGCATCTCCAAGGCGCATTTCAAGGTTTCTCAGAACGTCGTCAAAGTCTCTCAATTCTGCACCACTAGACATCTTGACCACCACCAATTATGACTATCAAAAAATCCCGATTGTCATAATCAGGACGTATATCGATTATTTGCCATTTCTTGTTAGTCAAGCGAATATCTTCCACTTCAACGAAATGTTGATTTTCTGGTTGATAATTTGCTAAAGGATCACGAATTTTCAGAGTCATTTTTGCTCTCATTGACTTACCACTAGCAATCTCAATATCTTTCATGCTAGGTGAATAAACTTGCCCCATTGTATAAAAAGCCTTCTTGTAACTCACATCACGGCCATCAACTCCCTCTTCAACTTGAGAAGTATAGAAAGTCAAGGGGGTTCTTAAATCTCCATTTTGAGCCTCTGGCTTTTTATAGCGAAAGCTGGGGCGATTATGATAAGACATCAGACGTTGTTACTTCTTCCTGATTTTCTAACCATTCTACAAATTCAGGTAATGCTTCATTGATTTCATCAAAGCGCTCTTTTGTCGCTTCAAATTCTTCATCAACAGAACGAAATACCCCTTCTTTGAGATCGTAAAATTCTTTTAAAACCTTAATCATGTTTTCCCTCCGGTTCGTAATTTTCTAGAGATAGCATCATCAAATCCCCCTGAAAGTTCTCATAAAAGAATTCGACTTGGTCATTGTAGACGTATCTTGCACGTTCTTGAACTAATTCCTTAATCCGTGGGTCAGAAATATCTTGACTACCAACAGTTTTAAGAATGTAGGTCTCAGAACTTTCCAATATCCTGGAGATATTTTCATCCTCTCCATTATGAAAAATCTTCATCCGCTCCTTGAAAGATTTAAGGAGTGGATGAAGTTGTTCTTCCGTAGTCATAACTCAACTCCGAGATTAAGCTTGAGGAAGTTGTAGGGTCCAGACTGCAGCTGTCTTCTCATCATGAGCCTTACCATAAGCGAATTGCTTAGCAGTGTAAAGGTTCAAATCTTCCAAAGCATACGTTTCTGTGAAGCGACCAAATTCAATACCACCACCTACGAATGCATCGTAACGACCTTTAACAAATGTAGTAACTTTACCTGCCGTTTGTGCTACTGACTCAACTAAGATAAGGTTGTAAGGCATAGCAGTAATGTATACACCTTGGGCGTTCAACGAAGTGTATTGCTTCTTCACATCCCAAGCATCAGCTGGGTTAACAACCATTACAAGATTGCCTTCAACTGCAACAGGAGTTGTTTCATCCGCTTTCATAGAGTGATATTTATAAACCTGTGTCAATTCTTTGACTACGGTAGCTGAGTCGGCAAAAGTCAACTTAGTTGTTTCAGCTGTTTTCTCAGAATAAGTTGTTTTACCACCTGATGCAGTTCCTGTAAGAGTACGAGAAAGCCCAATAGGTTTGTCATCCCCATCACCATTCAAGAATGCTGCTTCAAGTGCTGCTGCAAATGCTTCTGTGATTTGGGCAGAAACAAAGGCTTGCAGCCAAGCTGGACCGAATTTTTCAGAGTCTTTAGGAATGACTACAAATGCAGTCAATTTGTTTTGGATAGATTCTTCTTCGTTAAATTCTTGCTTCAACTGACCTTGGATTGCTCCATTGATTTTCCCCCAAAGAGCTTGTCCAGTCTGCGTTGACTTGAGGAATTTTAAACGAATACCGGCATTTTTAAGACCAATATGTTGAAGCAATGGACGCGCTTTAACTATATCTTCAAAGATACGATCAATTGTTTCTTGTGGGAAGAGTTTTTCGACTCCTTTAGGTGCAACTTTTTCAATGTCATTGAAGAACTCACGAGCTTCTGCAGTAAGTTTGGCATCGTATGGATTCAAAGCTGAAACTTCTTCACGAGCAGCATTACGAGCTTGAGCCATCATTTCATTGGTCATAGACTCAATCATTTCATTGTATAGCTTCGCTTGTTCTTCTTGAGGTGCACCATTTGCAACGGCATCCAAAAATGCCTGACGTTGTTTTTCAAACTGGTTAGATAATTGCATTGTCATTCTGTTTTTTCCTTTCTTAAAACATAAAAAGACCGAACCCTTTCGGTACAGTCTTGTTTGTGTTATTTTCTGGGCTTTCTGGAAAATTGAATTTCTTCTGTACAAATTCGCTATTTTCGAAAGCCTCTTTTTCAATTTGTATATCTGGTAGTTTAGCTTCTAGCTTTTCAGCTACCAGTTCAGCGATTTTATCGATATCAGGAGTCACTGCTGACCTCATTTTCTCGATAAAATCACTTGGGATCATAGGAGTTTCACTCGCAACCAAATTCGGAGCGACTTCATTTGTAAACATAATCTTGTCTGCAAACCCATGATTCAAAGCTGATTCAGCATCAAACCAGGTAGTCTTGTTCATCAAGTCAAGCAAGTCATCTAGAGCCTTGCCGGTCTTATGAACATAAGCGCTAGCAATAGATTTGTTAAATCCTTCTAGAACGCCAGCTTCATGAATCAAGACATTATGGTCTCCATTCACTTGAGTTGAAACGTTGTGGATCATGATTTGGGCAGTCGGACTGATTTCAACCGTATCTCCTGCCATTGCAATCACGCTTGCTGCACTTGCTGCAATACCGACAATCTTCACGGTCACGTCGCCAGGATACGAGCGTAGAGCAGTATAGATTTCACTACCAGCATAAACATCTCCACCACCCGAATTGATATGAACCTCAATCGGTTCACCACTTTCAGGAAGGACGACATCTTTCGGAGCGGTTGCGTCCCACTCAAGCCAATCGTAAAGCCATCTGTCATTATTTGATACAATCGTACCCTTAATTTGAATTACTTTCATCTTCTTTCTCACCTCCTTTCTCTAACTGTTCACCAAGTTGATAGTTTTTGGTGATGAGGAATTTATCGCCACCAGGGACAGATTCTAAGCCAAGTTCAGAGCGCACCTCGTTTCGAGTCATTGCTCCAGAAGAAATAAGCTTATCAATACTTCCAGCGAGTGCAAACTTATCTCTCTGACCTTCGCCAATGATTACAAATAGATTATTGTTCTCGTATTTCCATCTTGACACTAAGGCGAAATTAAGCCCATCACTCATTTTCTTAACAAGTGATTGGTAGCAATAACTATTAAACATTTTTTGGCTATTTTCCAGATTGGCCATATCGCCATGGATTAAAGCAGTTGGAATCCCTAAGACGTCAGCGACCTCATCATCAAATTGCCGACGAAGTTTCTTCAACTCATCAACAGAAATATTTGAAGTCCCTGTTGTATTCGTATGCTCAGAATATTCCATTCCATCTTGAGCTGGAACAATGGCAATCGTTTTAGTGCTAAATGATTTAAAAAGACCATCTGCATATGATTGGAGTTTTTCACGCATCTGCTTATCAAAACTCCCGTTATTTTTGGTTTTCAGAGTTCCTCTGATTTGATTATTCCTAGCCAAGGCCTCGACCAAACGAGTGTGCAACTTCTCGTAATCAGCAAATAAATCAGAAATATAATCTTGCAGTCGATTATTGTTATACTGTAAGAAAATGACCTCACTCATCCTGAAACGCTTCTCAAAGGTGAAGCCTCTACAAGTTACAAACTCAAATACATCATCATAAACAGCATATTTAGTCCGTGTATAAGAGTCAGCAACAAGCAACTGGTCATCAGTTGTAAGAAAGATTAAGACCTCATTCTTAGTGATCAACCTATAGACGACCTTTTGCCAAAAGTCTGACGCAGATTCATTTTTGTTCGGCCTTACATTCAGCAAGTAGTCCCAATCAGAAGACTTAACCTTACCATTTTCTTGATACTTAAATGCTGACTTAGCGAAAATTCGAGCGATGAACTCAGCTGACTTATCAATCGCTAAACTTTTAAGTTGCAGATTCCCAAACATCCGCTCAAGATCCTCGAACTCAAATCCAACCTCTGGCACTTCACGCTTAAATAAATTCAGTAACCCCAATGCACTTCCTCCTTTCTTTTAGTTTCTGCCGACCACCCACCCAAATTTACTTTTTGATTAAAATTCCCAACTATCGATCATGTCAAGAAATTCCCCAACATTCGACTCTTGAACCAGCTCCCTCTTGTAGAGAGCAGCTATCAAAGCATGGAAACCATCCGTCTTTCTTCTAACAGGCTCTTTCTTCAAGAAACGCTTATTGCCGTCCTTGTCCTCTTTGACGTAGGTATTATCCGTATACCAAATCATAGAGTTATCACCCTCAAAGACAAAACGCTCATTAGCAAATCCATCTTCGATAATTGGCGCCACCTTAGACTGGATAGCGCCTGGATTTCTCAAGAACTCATATTCAAAACCAGCCTCCTCCAAAATCGGTTTTAACAAGTCCATTCTAAAGCCATCAGCGCATACAAGCTCGATTTGATATTCTCTACTCCATTCGTTCAATTTTTCGACCAATAAACGAGGTTCAATACTAGGACCGTCCACAATTGTAAACAAGCCTCTGTCTGCCCATTCCTGAATAGGCGCTTTTAACTTGAAAGCTTTCAAAAATGATTTTCGCGCAAATGAATGTTGCTTCCAGATAAACTCATCCCCATTCTTAAAAAGCAAACCAACGCTCGCAAAGTCTCGGATGCTCGCATAGTCAAATCCAGCCACACAAGAACGACCTTTCAAGTCGATACCAGGAGACCGTAGGCAAGCAACTAACTTTTCACGAGAGGTGACATCTTTCTCAAGATCTGCTTCAGGAAGGTTCATCCGTTTAGTCATGAACTCCTGACGCCCAGATGGTTCTAGCTCAAGGTCATCATAGTCAGCCTTGGTTCTAGCAAGCAACCTCTTAGCGTAAGGGGTGCTTTCATCCAACATCGGATTCGCCTTTGGCCAATTCTTCATGTCGTCCACTTCATCCGCATTGTCAAGCTTACAGATGAAAGGAAAGAGCCTGAAATCATCAACCTCTCCATTCAAGATCTGCATAGACTTCTCTATCAGCTTATCGTAGAATCCCTCACGCACATATCCATTCGTCCCGTTGTAAAAAGTCCTAGCGTGAGCAATCTTACCAAGACCAGACCTTTGAACCTTCACGGCCTTATCATCTTCAAACTGGTGAATCTCATCAAACTCAAGACAACCATCGCGAGCAGAGTCCATGGTCTTCGGATTGTTCGTCCGAAAAGAAAAGACCGAGTTGTTCGCTCGACCTGTAATAGACATTTTAGTTAGATAAAAATGGTCCTCAAGACCACGCCTTTGAATAGTCTCATAGACCTCCTCAAAGGAAACCTTTCCCTGTTTCTCAGAATTAGCAGTGATAGTCACGTCATAATCTCTGACTGGATAAAGAGGACTGATAAAGAAATTATCCCTCGCAGACATAAATCCATTTTTACCACCACCACGAGCCAAAGTATACAGATACTCATCGAAGTGTGGTTCCCCGTCTTCCTTCCGAAAAAGAAAGATAAATGGAGTCAAGAAAAGCTGGTACTTAGCTAAAGGGAAAAAGTTCTTTTCCGCAAAACGAATGAATTTGTCAATCAAGTCATTATCAAAATATAGATCATCACGAGGATAGATTTTCTCCTTGATGATTTTAAACAGCAACTTTCTTTCCTTGTTGACGACAATTTCTCCACGTTCAGCCATTTTGATATAATCATCAACCAACGGATGAGAAATCATAACAGATCACTTCCAGACGTAGGTTTCTCAACAGGCGAGTTTTCCACCTCAAAATCAAACGACCGCTCAATAGCTAAAAGCTGGTTGCTTGTGGTGTTGATTTCTTTGATTAGAGAATTCGCTTTTTGGAATCTTTGCTGGCCATTGTGGACAGTGATGACCAGTCCGTCTTCTTCAAGACGAGATTTCAATTCATAAAGCAGCCGGACAAGATAAAGATAGCGATTGACTTTTTCATACTGAACTGCATCCTTTTTTCTAGGACTGAAGTATCCAATTTTAGAAAGTAGCTGATTTTCTAATTCTTTTATATTTTTTTCTGAGTATTCTTCCATTACCCCCCACCCCCTTTAATTTTTTGTTAAAAATTTGGACAGTTAACCCCTCCCACCGGTTCCCAAAACCTTAAAAACACTGGATTTTTTTGACCGGGGGGTGTTATCATCCCCAAAATTCATCTGTTCTAAAATTTTTTTCAATCAGTTTTTTAGATTTTCGAAATTGAAAGCGCCCATGACGTTTGTTGTGACATTCTTTGCATAGAGTTCGTAGGTTATCAAGATCAAGAGCGAACTCTGGATAGAACTCTAGCTCTTTGATGTGGTCAACCTCTAGGTTCTCTGCTGTAACTTTGCCTTCTTCTCTGCACCAAACACATTCATAGTGATCACGTTCAAGCGCCAGCTTGCGAAGTCCTCTCCATTCACCAGAATTATAAAACTCTGTTCGGTCTGCTCTAGTTGAAACTTCAATCATTTGATTATTGATGTTGATACTTTGAGTTCAAATTTATTTAGTTTGTCAATGCAATTATTCAAATGTTCGATTGCTTCACAACATTCTTTAGTCAACTCTTTTAATTCTGAGTCATTTTCAATTTCGAGTCCAACTACAATTTTCCCTAATGGTTTTTGGTTGGTTGTTCTTTTATTAGATAGTCTTTTAAAAGTGCCTTTCATAACTATGTAAACTCCTTTGTTTTCACTCTCTCAATTCCTTGTTTTACATATTCTAATGAATTCGCTACATGAGTTTTAACTCAGATTTATCAAGCGTTTGTCCTGCATGTGTAAAATGAAATCATCATAACCTCAAAACAATGAATTGATTGTAAAATAAAAAAATTAAAAGCCCTGAAACTTCGTCATGGCTCTGTCTTGTGAATCTTGATTTTTGCCTATGTATCTCAGTGAAATGCTCTGACTCGAGTGGTTGAGTAGGTCCATTATCAGAGCAACATCTTTGGTTTGCTCATACATGAATAAACCGAAAGTCTTTCTCATCGAGTGAGTCGCTATATTTTCCAGACCAACTTCTTCAGCAGCTTTCTTGATGATCTTATAAGCTGTGTTAGGTTTTATGTGCTGGTGCTTTCCGTTTCGGCTTGGAAAGAGGAAATCTTCGTCTTTCTTGTCTTTGATGTACTGCCTCATTGCATTCTTGAATTTCTTTGGCATCTTTCGTTTTGTTGGCTTGTCTGTCTTTTCATCGACAATCTGGACATGCCAGCCTTTAACATGCTTTACTTTTAGTTTAACAATATCACCAATACGAAACCCTAGATTAACACCAGATAAGAAGAGCATGAGGTTACGTTGTCTATCTGACTCTTTGACTGCGCTATGCTTCGTCAGCCATTCAATCATAAGCTGAACATCATCTCTATTTCTGATTGGTTCAACAACTACCACATATCCTCACCTCCTTTTTAATGCACAAAAAAAGCAGAGGTTTCCTCTCTGCTATTCTTCATGATACTAATTTATCACACTCTTTTTGTCAATTCTATATGTTTTTTTGACAACTTTACATAAAGAGCAAATTTGAAAGTGTATCGAGAATCACTTCACGCCTTCTGTAAATTTGCTTGCTGTGCCTATACAAGTACCCTGTATCTCCGTTTTCCATGATGTGCCAAACTTGAATCCAGTCGTAGCCAGTATGTTCTCCCCAACGAAGATAAAAGATTTTTTTATCATCTGGTTCTAGATTTTCTAGTAATTTGGAGATAGCTTTTTGGAGATTTTCTAATCTTAAAATCATAGGATCGCTTGCATAAGCAACCGCTAGATTCTCCGACCTGTTGACGAATGTCCCGCTGCCACTTGCTCCAGTATCATCAATACTAGGAACAGTAAGATGCTTAACTTCGTACAAACGTTCTAGCTCATGTCTACGCTGGCCAATAAGTTTGTCAATCTTTAAATATTTATCATCGAGTTCAAACTCGAGATAATCCCTTCGTGCTTTTGTTAAGTTCTTTTTGACCAAACCTTACCTCCCATATATCTTTTGGATTTAACCCATTTGATAATTTTACCATCGTTATTGTTATTGTGATAATCTGGCAGTCTTGCTGTTGGACTCTCTTTGTAGACCACTTTTTCAACTACCTGGATTGCAGGCATCATTTCATCATCTATCCACCCTACAAGCCAAGCAGGATTTACATCATAGGTTTTAGCAATCATTTCAATTTGCTTAATAGATGGATATCCACCTCGCTCATACAAGTGAATTGTATTTTGAGAAACACCCGTATCCCTAGCCATATCTTTGACAGAGAGCCCTAGGTCCTCTCTAAGTTCTTTTAATCTTAGCTGCATCTTGCAAATCTCCTTGCATCTTTCAAATAATTTTTCCTTCAAATATCAGAGTGATCGTTCCTGTACCATCTTTATTCTTAGATACCAAAGCACTACAATCTGAACCAAACTCAACTCCTTCAATTGTGACACTGCGCTTCACGCTATCAACGTTGATGATAGAATCATTTGATGTTTTTATTCTCATGTTCCATCTCCTCAATCAGCCAATCAAGGTTCTTGCGTGCTTTCTTCAAATACTCAAGACCGTTCTTCTTTTGGAAACGCAATAGATACTTGATAGCGTTGCCCCAGCTCCATGCTGCCTTACCTGGTAGATTGCCAATGAAGTTATCAATCACTTCGATACCTTCAAGTCCTTTTGAGCCTCGATAATGGCTTGGTTTGTTAACATTGTCAATTTTTTCTGGTATCATCCCAAATCCTCCTCTTTCACAAACGAGCCATCAATCCAGCGGCCCTTACGGTCTTTGATTTCTTGGTATGCCAGTTCAAAACATTCATCAAAATCATAACCGAGATTCTTCAGATAACCGATCGAGCGTACTAGATTGTGTCTGCACATTACTTTACTAGCAAATCCTTGAGACAGTTGAAACTCACTAATATTTGCATTGATTGAGATTAATGTTTCCGTAATCTCTTTCTTCCGTAAAATACCAGATTCTTCGAAAATCTTATTCACATCTTCCTTGATGAGCAAGGCTAAACCGACAATCACGACTGCACAATCTCCGATACTATCTTTGGTCAGCTTCTCATTCTTCTTGAGATAACCTGCGCATAACTCACCGAACTCTTCACTGAGTTTGAGTGACTGCTTGTCTAACCGCCCACCGTTTTCAAGATCACGATCAATAAACCATTGCTTTACGTTTTCTAGTGTTGTCATACTTCACCCTCTTTATCATCTTCTATTCTTATCAAAGCTCTCCCATTTGGAAAATGTGTTTTGTGATATTTTCTTGAGTAAATTTTTAAGGAGTCTAAGCTAATACCAGTGAATTCGCTTATCTCATATAATGTTCCCATTGTGACAAATCTGTCTCCTGCATACAAAGCCCAATCGTGATTCCATTTATCATCAACTACCATTCAATCCCCCTTTCTACTCTTTTAACTAAGCATTCACTACAAATGCCATTTTGAAATACACAATCATAATCTAACTTGTCTTTCAAAAAGAAAAACTTTCTACAATCCTCACAATCTAGCTTGTTATCCATTTATTTCTCTTTCTAAAGCCGTTCCGATTTTCTCGTTATAGTAACTCAAAACCTTGCTTTGGTTCATTTTTGTTTGTGTGATATTGTCTATAAAAAATTCCAAATCTGCACTCATTTCATCTAACAACTTAACGACTTTCAACTGATATTCCATATCAGGGACGTCAATCTTTATCTTTGACAATCTAGCTACTGATAAACCTGGTTGATTATCTCCGTCTGCGCATCGCTCTATTTCTTCACGCTTCATCAACAGCCAGTGAAATAAATATCGCTTATCTATCATTTCTTTTGGCTCAACTTTAAAGCCACCTTCATCTATCCAAAATGGATCTCGATGGAAATAAACTGCACCAACTGTACTCTTACGAGTCAAGCGGATTGTGTCGCTCTCACAATTGAATTTATCTGTAGTTCCCTTTGCACTCATACCAGCACCATAGATAAAATAAGACCCATCTGTCGCTTTCGTTCTAGTACCTGAAATAAGCTCGCAAACTTCTAGCAATCCGTACTTTGTTATCTTATCTGGTTTCATTCTAATCCTACTGCAAAATTGTACATCAACAAGTAATCATCTAAAACCTTATGGCATCTCGTTATGAAAGATTTTAAATCAATATCTGCGTTGAAAAACTGAATCAAAATCAATTGACTAGCTAGATGCTTTTCAAGGTGGTCGATAGCCATTTGATCTAATTCAGCATTCACTTTATCAATGTCTATTTCTTCTTTCTCTACTGGTTTCTTAGGTATTACCCAGTTAAAATCTGAATTTAATTTGTCAGATTCTTGATATTCAACTTTTTTAGTTTTACAATCATAAATTTCTTTTGAAGTTTCAGGAGTATTTTTCTCTTTGTCAATAACCAAGAAAATCACGTTGATAGATGTATCTTCAAATCCGTTTTGAATTACATTCAATTCAACAAGGTTATTCCCTACCAGCTCTCTCATTTTCTTTTCAGACTGACGGTAAGCAATACCAGGGAACATGATATAGAATCCGTATCGCTTCGTATAATTCAGTGACTTCAACAGAAAAATATCATCAACAACACCTGACTTTTTCCACGGATACAATTCTTTAATAGCCTGTTGGTCTTCTTCTTGTAATTCTTTCAATTTCAAAGAGTAAGGCGGATTCATTGCAATGGCATCCACTTGTATATCTGATTGATAAGCGAAAAAACTCTGATTATTCACGACTGCATGAGGAAAATTCGTTTTCAACGCTTCGCAACTTTCCTGCTGAATTTCTACCGCATGAAAATCAGTCATACTGATAAATTGCTCCAACTGGCCAGAGCCTGCAGCACCATCGAAGACAGATATATTTTCACCACAATATTGCTTTACTTTTTCAGCTAAGTATTCACGCAAAGGCTTCCCTGTCACGTACTCAGCAAATTTATTAGCTTTCTCACGGTTATTGTGTTCAACGAACGTCATAGCATCACCTCATCCCCAACTTTCACCGTATCATACACTTCCTTCGTAACCACGAAAATACCGTAATCACGAATGGTAAGCGTATATAGCTTTCCGTGTCGTCCTTTCTCAACGACCTTACCGAATATTTCTGCGCCTATGTTATCCGCTTTATAGATAACCATCGGCTTATTTTTTTCTAGTTCTGCAATCCTGCCCATCTGCCAGATGTTCAAAGTAGCTGACAAGACAATCCATAGTGCTATAAATCGCTTCATGTTTACTCCCTATAATCGTTATAAATTTCAATAGCTGGAATTGATTCATTATCATTTGCAAAAGTAATCACCAGCTCGTTTCTCACTTCTCTCTGAAATTCTAACAACTCCTCTATCGAATTGATTTCGATAAAATGTCCCTCTGCACCGTTCGGGAATTCTCTTTGTATTCGACCTTTAGACGCTTTATGATTAACTCCTTTAGAAAGCCAAGTGCCTTCTATCCTAGAAAATCGCTTATCAAATTCTTCAAATGTCGAACAGGTTCTAACTTCTCTTTTTGTGTATTTTTTAATTGTGGTGTTAGGAATTTGTTTTTCAACTTCCCCTGACGTGCTTGTTAGTAAAAATTCCATCACTCTACCTCTTTTGTTTACTATTCGATAACCTACATCAAACGGTCTGATTTTCGCAGGGATTTTTATGCGTTTGTTTTCAGTTTTTATTGCTTGTTCAATGGTTTGTATCATCACTCCACCTCCTCAATCTCAATACCCGGACAATCAAATACCCAGCCGAAATTGGCTTCTTCTAGTTCTTTTTTAGTAACTTTATAATTCTCATCTGTTATATCTTGACTAAAATAAAGAATGCTCCCTGATTGCGATTTGACCAAAGGCTGCCGATTTTTTAAAGTCACCACATACCGCTTTTGTTTCTCGATCTCGTAGCCGTCCAGCCAAGCTCGGGCGAAAGTTTCCTCGTTCTTTTTGATCCATAATGTTAATTCAATGCCTTGGTTATTTGATTTCAAAAAACTTGGAGTCATAGCAAGATAAAGAGAACTTGTAAGATGTTCTTTACATACTTCAATCCAATCCGCCACAAACTGCGGGATTGCGACTTTCTCACGTTCAATTGATTTGTAAATGAATCTCTCGTCTATGCTCACGATTTCTCCACTAGCGACTTGAATTTTCTTTTCCCTATCCCCCGTTGTGTCTACTAGAAAACCAACTTCATATCCCTCTATAAACACTTTTTCTTTATTCATCTTCCCTTCCTCCATAAATCAAATAAACTGCAATAACTAACTGAGACATTCCTGGTGAATAGCCAACCCAATCATCAAACTCCTTAGATTTTGGCAACCAATCCTTAGTAGCACCCAAATCATAGTCTGTAGGTTTTTCATCGGCGAAGATACATTCCATCGATCCCATAAACTTCATGCCATCTTCTGTCATTTCCCAGAAATAGTCCGCCCGGTCTTTCACTGCTTGTGGTAAATCTTCCATCATCTTCGCTTCCTCCAACCTGTTTTCTAAAAATCCAGCTCTTGCACCTCATGGCTCAAAGACACAAGAGCTAGCAAATTCTTTATACGCCATTCGTCCAAGTCTGACGCATATTCTAGCTCGCTTTTAACGTGGTTCGCGGCACGTTGATTTTGTCGCTAAGTAATAGCAATCAATAGCACCATAATCAAATCTCACATCGTCTTTTCCGATATATTTTTTGAATTTTGGTCTGGTGATGCCTGAGAAAGCCCATTGATGGTCTTTCATCCGTTCGATAAGTTCATCCACATTGTTAAAACTTCCAAGGTAAAACTTGCAGTGTCCGTTATAGACGAAGTAAAGATTTAACATCAATACCTCCTATCCTTCATCCCAGCTGGATACACAAAGCACTTGCCTGTCGCTCCTTCAAAGATACGACTTGATAGTGCTCCATTCCCAAAATCGTCCGAGTAAAGTTCTTTAATCTCTTCGCTAGACAGATTCGTGTTGATAATCGTATTGGTCCGATTATCCAGGATCTTGAACAATATCTGATGCGCCCACTCGTTGCGCTTGGTGTCAGTCTTGCGACTCTCTTTCCCAAGATCATCTAAGAAAAGAAAGTCAACCTCAGACAGTAGCTTAACCATCTTAGCTTCTGAAAAACCATTGTCAAACTCAAAGCTTTCTCTGATTTTATCAAACAAAGTCACAACAGACACAAAGAGCACGCTTTTAGGTTCATCATAAGACTTAAATTGTTCATTGATGAACCGAGCCAAGCCATAAGTAAGATGACTCTTCCCAACACCAGAAGGACCTGTGATGATAGCATTCCCAGTCTCACCTTTCGCATAGCAACGCTCCAGCCTCTTCACAAAATTTATAGCATTTTCATCGATGTCAACTCGAATTTCATAGTCGTGTAGTGATTTGCTGGTCAGCTTACTTGAAACGATACTGTCACGAGCAAAGACCTCGTAAGTATCTGATAGCTTACTTTTTATCTCAGATTCCATATTCAACTGCTTTTCAAATAGCCGAATGTTCTCTTTCTCACACTCAGGACATTGACTGATTTCCTCAACCTTTCCCTTTACAGGGATTTTAACAGACCAAAGATGGCATCCATGGATTTCACAGATATCATCAAGAACCGTTCTGGTTCTGAATTGTTTAAACTGTTTCATTTAAAATCCTAGCCTTTCGTCAACAGTACTTGTTAAAATTGTAGAGCGCTTCGGCATAGGCTGATTCAGATAATTGTCCATCTTATTCCCGAAAAGTGTTTGAGGTTGAAGATACTGCTCGTATTCTGTACCTTTCCACTTAGCGACCATGATATCCACAACCTTTTTAAAATCTTCAAGGACATATCCCTCCTTCAATCTTGCCTTGATAAATTTTTGATGACTAGCAGTATCAACCTTAAAATTTTTCTTAGCTTTCAAATTGAGATAAGAAATAACTTCTTTACAAATCGACAATATATTATTGTTATTCTCAGTCTTAGTATTCTCAGTCTTGATTGTGTGTACTTTTTGCACTTCCGAAAGTGTATTTTCTACACTTCCATGGTGTACTTTTTGCACTTCCTGAAATGTACTTTCTACACTTCCGTTAAGAGCATCAAGATAAATGCGGTTTGGTAAGTTCATACCTTGTCTGACTTCCGTCATTAGACCAGCATCTTTCAATTCCTTTTTGATTTTGATAATCGTCTTGTTGCTATTGCAATTTAAGTCAATCATCAACTGTTCATTGGTGTAATACTGGAAGACGTTCCCTTCTTTATCATGCCAGCCATTTTTTAAAGACAGTTCTAATCTATCAAATAGAAGCATATAGAGCATTTTAGCGTTATTGCTCAAAGTCTTATATTTCTCATCATAGATGAATGGCTTTGGAAATTTGAAAAACGATAAAAAACCAGTGACTTCACTTTTTTTAATCATGGTTATACCTCCTCCACACTTGAAAATTTTGTGTATTCTTTGTGAAAATACAACTTCACTGTCCCTAGACTGCCATGTCGGTTCTTTTCCAGGATCAGCTCTGTCACATTGTTCGCTTCTTGACTGTCAGCTTGCTCTTTCTGATAATAGGCATCACGGTACAAGAAAGCTACAATATCAGCATCTTGCTCAATAGAGCCAGACTCTCGCAAATCTGCAAGCATCGGACGCTTGTCCTGTCTCTGCTCAACTGCCCGGCTTAACTGTGACAAGGCAATGACAGGTACTTTCAAGTCCTTAGCTAGTATCTTCAATTCTCTAGAAATCTCAGAAACCTCCTGCTGACGATTCTCACCCTTTGAACCAGTTATTAGCTGCAAGTAGTCAATGATGATAATACCTAGACCACCCATTTCTTGAGATAATTTTCTAGACTTTGACCGTATCTCTGAAATCCGAATTCCTGCCGTATCATCTACGAAGATAGGTGCATCATAGAGATTCCCTTGTGCATGCACAAGCCTTTTCCATTCATCGGTACTAAGATTCCCAGTCTTCAAATGATAACCTGGAACCATACCCTCAGATGCCACCATGCGCTCGATCAATTCTTCTGCGCCCATTTCAAGCGAGAAGATAACAGCAGGTTTTATTTCCTTGGTAGCCACATGCTTAGCGATATTAAGAGCCAATGCCGTCTTGCCCATAGCTGGACGAGCAGCAAGAATGATAAGATTGCCTTCGTGAAGGCCTGTTGTTATCTTATCTAATCCGACAAAGCCAGTAGACAGACCAGTCACAAATCCATCTGTCTGCGAGCGAGTCTCGACTATCTGCATATGTGTATCTAGGATATCGGCCACATTGCGAAATCCTGTACCTGTATTCTGATTGCTGATGTCAAGCATGGACTTTTCAGTTTTAGCAATAAGATCATCAATCGATACATCACCTTGATATGCGCTAGAGAGTGAGTCTGACAAATCAGCAATTACTCTTCTTAGAGTTGACTTTTCTTTTACTAGCTTCGCATAATGCTCCACATTTTTGGAAGTTGGGGTGGAGTTCACTAGCTCAACAACATAGTTTAAACCACCAATTTTTTTAATCTCTCCCTGATTTGTCAGGGCAGAAACCATTGTCGTAGCATCGATTGGCTCACCTTTTTTAAGCAATGACAGCATGGTCTCAAATACAATCTTGTTAGCAGGTTTATAAAAATCCTCTGGAGTCAATTCGTCTGCTAGCGATGTCATTGTTTCTGGTGATATAAAGACTGCACCCAGAACCGACTGCTCTGCGACTAGATCATGAGGTAGTATTCTAAAATCTTCACTCATGCACTATCCTCCCAATATTTTTCTAGATCAACATTCATGACTGCAGCAAGGTTCTTTTGCTCGGTCAAGATTTGTCTGCGATAAGGCGCAAGCCCAGCTTGTCGTTCCTCCTCACTTCGTGGTAAGTAATATCCGTTTGGCTTCATCTTCTTGGCTACGATAGGATGCCTAAAATTCACACGCAAGCTTTCGATAGTCTCTTCCAGCTTACGCTTCGACAGTCCGGTTTCTAAGCGGATTTCACTCGCTTGAATGGGCAACTCGAACGTAGCGCAATTCATGATCATGTTTAACACACGTATCTCCATCTCGCTCATATCACGACTAACAGTCATGTTTTTGCCCTCCATTTTCTAGGATTCTGACGAAAATTCATAGTCATTTCCTGATAAAGCAAATGCCCGTTTTCTTCTAGAAGATTCGCATTTTGCTTTCTTAGAAGATCGTTGTTGCTTGCTTCTTCCTGATAGTCACGAGCCAGTCTGTCATAGTCTTCGATGCATGCTCTAAAAACTTGTGGCACGTCCTCAATAGATGAAGCGAGGCCTACAGGTGGCTGAGTGTCATAAGTTGATTTTCGATCGCTATTTTTCAAGTTTCTTCGAGCAACCTCTCTGAAATCTTCTGCTTTTTCAATGATGACCACAACATTTTGCTCATCCGATTTTTCACTTTTAGCCGTAAGCACCATCAGGATAAACATCCCAATGAAAATCACTGCTAAGCCAAGCAATTGGCTTGATAAAGTTGGTTCTGTCATTTCCCTTCTCCTTATGCTCTTAATTTTCGTACTTGTTTTTCTAATTCCAAAATCTCATAAACATCATTGACATCGTACATAATATCTTTCCCTTGCTTACGAAATCTTAATCCTTTTCGTTCTAACTTCTTAATATAGCCGTGAGTAAAGCCGAACTTCTTCATCACGGCTTGTTGATTGATTGGCATACGATCATTCTCTAGCTGCTCCTTGACCTGCTTTTCAGCAAAAGCCAATAATTGATTCGTGAACAATTCAGCACTTTCGCCGTCCAATCGTAATTGTAACGTTATACCTTCCATTTTCTACATCCTCTCAACTATGCGGGCAAGCATTTTTGTGATATAATGGTTTAAATTGTTTAAGTATGCGCCTGATTTCCGTCAGGTGCTTTTTTGTTTTCAGATAACCACGTTTCGTGGTCTTGGGTCTGAAAAAATTTCGCCAATATCTTTTTCTAGAATATCGGCGATAATAAACATCTCGTCTGATTTAAAAGCGCTCTGTCCCTTCTCTTTCTGACGATATGCCGTTTCAGAAATTCCAAGTTTTTGAGCTAATTCTTTCTGTGTAATGCCTTTTTCTTTTCTTAGTTGATACAAATAAATTTGCACGTTCCTACCTCCTTATCTTAATTCATCTGAACTCTCAAAATAGCATTATCTAATTCCTGCTCAGAGCTTTCTTGCTTATTTTGGGTTTTGGCAATAAAGTCTGAGTAAGCATCTTTCCAAGCCTTGACTATTTCTGTAGTTGAGGCTTTTATTTTCCCGCTATATGGACACCGTCTTGGTCTAATTTCCTCACCCCTTTCAAATATGGTATAATCAAAATAAAACAATTGGAGAAATAATATGTCATTTGACCTTTCTAAATTAAGCCTAGGCGGTGGCTTCGCAGGCAATTCAAAAGCCTTTCAATGCCCTGTATGTTCAGGTTTCTCTTCCCATTTATGGACTTATAATCCTATTAATATTAATAGAGATTACAACGAATCTATCAAATTTATTATAATTGCACAATGTCAGGCCTGTAATCAATTTTCTATTTGGATAACAAATGAAAT